GGTTCGCTTCCTCAACAAGGTCCATCCTTTCATCGCCGAAGAAGTCTCCCTCGATAAGGCGCCCGCTCAGACGCTGGCACAACTGGACGAGGAGCTTAACAGCGCCCTGAACGACCCCGCGTACTTGGACAAGTCGAAGGCCGGGCACAAACAGGCTGTGGAAAAAGTTAAGAAACTCATGAAAGAGCGCTACCCTGAGTAGGCTGAAGGAGACATCAAATGTCCAACCAGGTTGAAACCCATTTCGTTAACCAGTACAACGCGAACATCCAGCTGCTGTCTCAGCAGCCCCATTCGCGCCTGGAAGGTTGCGTCCGTCGTGAAACCCAGCAGGGTGAATTCCAGTTCTTCAATCAGCTTGGCGCCGTCGAGATGACCGAACTGACCGGTCATCACGTTGACACCGCCCTGTCCAACACCCCGCACGCACGCCGTCGTGTCGGACTGACCCCGTTCACTTTCGCTGATATGATTGACTGGAAAGACCGGGCCCAGTTGCTGACCGACCCGCAGTCCCCCTACGCTGTCAACGCTGTCATGTCCGCCGGCCGCAAGAAGGACCAGATCATCCTGGCCGCTGCCCTCGGCGACGCGTACACCGACAAGACAGGCTCCACCACGGTCGCCCTGCCCGCCTCCCAGCAGATCGCTGTCGACTTCGACGGCGGCGCCGGCGGTACTCCCCTGGGCCTGACCGTGCTCAAGCTGCGCCGTGCCAAGATGATCCTGGATCAGAACGAAGCCGGTGCCCTGGGCAACAACAAGCGTTTCCTCGCTTGCACCGCGGAGCAGATCGACAACCTGCTCGGTACCACCGAGGTCACCAGCTCCGACTACAACAACGTCAAGGCCCTCGTCAACGGCGACGTCGATACCTTCATGGGCTTCAAGTTCATTCGTCTCGAACTGGTCGCCAACACCACGACCACCCGCCACTGCGTGGCTTGGATCGAAAACGGTATCCTGATGTCCACCGCTGAAGAAATCGACGTCAAGGTCGACCGCCGGCCCGACAAGAACTACGGCGTCCAGGTCTACGTCAAGCAGATGCTCGGCGCCACCCGCATGGAAGAAGCCAAGGTCGTGCAGATCGACTGCAACGAGCCGGCCTAATTCCTAACCTTTAGCACAGGAGTCACACATGGCTGAGAAGACCAAGGCAGAAAAGAAAGTGCTCGCCCCCGTCAGCAATAAGTACATTGCTGCCGGTGCTGGCCGTGCGCTGGACCTGGATGCCTGCGACATCTCCGGCAAAGTGCGTATCCTGCGCGTTGAGTGCACTGTCCCCAAAGGGCAGACGGCCGACTCTCTCCTGATCGGTCGCCTGCCCGCGGGGCACAGCCTCTTCCTCGGTCACCTGAGTATGATCGAGGTCTCCAAAGTGCCCACGGACTGCAAGTTCTATGTGGGCCTTGGAGAGCGCCAGGAACCTCTCGGCGAGCGCCTCAAGGCTGAAGCTGCCGCGCTCGTGGAAACCAAAGATCTGAAAACTGTCCAGACCCTTTTGGGTAGCTTGGACAAGGCGAAGGTTCGGGCAATCGCGCCTGTTGAGGTCATCATGACCCTCACTACCCCGTTGCCGGCTGGCACGGTGGTCCGCGGTTACCTGGCCTACTCCACCGACTAAAAGGGGCTCCAGGGATGTATTCCGAAGTATCTATCTGCAAAGAGGCTCTCGCGCTTCTCGGTCAAACTAAGGCCATGATCAGCCTTGACGACGACACCAAGGCCGCGCGGCTGTGTAAGCAGTTTTATGAAGTTGAGCGGAACAAGCTGCTTCGTAAACATCCCTGGAGCTTTGCTCTCAAGCAAGCTAAGTTCGCGAAAGTCGTGGGGACTCCCCTGTACGACTTTACCAGTATTTTTCGGTTACCTGCAGACTGCTTGAAATTCGTCAGGCCGGCTCTTTTGCAGGTTCCCTTCATGAAAGTAGGTCCCATGATCTACTCCAATGAAAGCGAGTTCTACGGCTTGTATATTTGGAATATTTCGAATCCGATTGAGTTTGACGTGCTTTTTGTGGACGCTTTAGCGCTCGCTCTTGCCAAGAAGCTGTGCATGCCTCTCATCTCGAATCGGTCACGCTATGAAGAACTCCATATGGAATTCAAGGAAGCTATCGCGACTGCAAAGTCCAACAACGCTTTCGAAACGTACGCCGGTGCTTTGCAGCAGAATGTCAAGGCAACTGAATTTATTGACTCGCGTAGGTGGTAGCAGATGGCTCGCACAACTTCTTTTCTTTCGAATTTTACTGCTGGTGAACTGACTCCTCTGGTTGAGGGGCAGGTTAACCTCAAGCAGTACTATTCTGGTGGCCGCGAGGTTCGTAACTTCGTACCGCTGCCCCATGGGCCTTTGAAGAAAAGGGGCGGTACTGCTTTTGTTAAGGCCACAAAGACTTCTACCGGTAACCACCGGCTTATTCCCTTCCAGTTCAACACGACGCAGGCGTATGTGATTGAAATGGGTGAGGGGTACCTGCGCTTTTTTTCTGAACGCGGGCAGGTTACTTCGGATGGTACAGCCCCTTACGAGCTCCTTGACACCGCAGCGCATCCTTATACGAGCGACGAAATTCCGGAGGTAAACTACACCCAGAGCGCGGATACTCTGATCATGGTTCACCCCAATCATCCGCCCTATGAGCTCCTGCGAAATGGCCACACTGACTGGACGTGCAGAGAGATTACTTGGGTCCAAGAACCCTTGGATAGCGATGGCAATGCGTATTGGACAGCTGAAAGAGGTTATCCGTCGTGCGTGACCTTTTTTGAACAACGCCTGATTTTTGCAGGCTCTTTGAAATTTCCCCAGACCTTCTGGTGTTCTGTTATTGGGGTCTACTATGACTTCACCGTGAATGTAGAAGTCACAGATGACGATGCCATTATCTATACGATTGCTACTGACCAGGTCAATGGTATCCGCTGGATGCTTGCCCAAAAGGTCGTACTTGTAGGTACTAAGGGCGGCGAGTTTAAGTTCTCCTCAACCTCACTGGGAGAAACCATCACACCGTCGAACGCAAAAGCTGTACGGCAGACTAACCACGGTTCCGCAAATGTAAGACCTGCGCTGGTTGAGAGCAGTGCGCTATTTGTGCAAGCTGGTAGTCGTAAAGTCAGGAACATCACGTACGACGTACTCAATGAAACCTACTCTGCTGAGGATATCACTATCCTGGCAGAGCATATCACTAAAGGCCTTATCAAGGAAGCGACGTATCAGAATAACCCCGATTCGATTTATTGGGCTAATCTGTTTGACGGTAAGCTGTTGAGTTGCACCCTTGAGCAAGGCCAGAAAGTCGTAGCTTGGGCTGAGCATACTATTGCTGGCGATAACGCTGTAGTGGAAAGTATCGCTAACATCGAGGATGATGCAGGCGACGAGCTCTGGATGATTGTCAGCCGGACTATCGACGGCGAGACGGTTAAGTACGTGGAATACCTTGCGGATCATCTCAGGTCTTCTGTGCCTGAGGTTGACCGCGCTTACACGGATTCGTATATCCGAAATGACTTTGAAACCCCCACCCAGGTTATCACGGGCCTTGATCACCTTGAAGGTCAGACTGTTGTAGCAGTTGTGGATAACTGGGTTGATAACGAGATGGTGGTTACTGACGGTTCCATAACGCTATCTGCTGCTGGTTCCAAAGTGATTGTAGGCCTTCCCTATACTGCTCGGTACATGTCAATGCGGGTGCAAGGACAGATGGACGAAGCAGGGCAGCTTACTTATCATATGGAAAAGAGAATCGTCCGGGCCTGGGTCAGCGTATACGAGTCTTTAGGCTTAGCAGCAGGGGTTGATGGCAGCGTTATCGAGGATCAGCAGATTGGTGGCCCTCGAGTCATGGGGGTTGCACGAGAGTACGTAACTCAGGATGTGGAAGTGAATGTCGAGGGAGCCACTTCCACTGACGCTCGCTTCGTCGTAGAGTCCCGAGGTCCCCTGCCTCTGAATGTCCTGGGCATTGTCTTTGACCTTGAGGTTAGCTCGTTATGATGAGAGAAGAGAGCTTACTCAGTTGCCTTCCTGAGCTTACTCAGCTGGCGGCTGAAAATGGTAAAGAGATATATGGTGATTCGTATGCTCCGAGCATTACCAGCTTTATAGACTTGGCGACAGGTGGGCTCCTTCGGGTCTTTACAGTCCGCGAAGATGGAATTTTAGTAGGGTATGCTATGTTTGTGGTAAGCCCTAAACTGCATCAACGTTTGCTCGTATGCGCTGATTGCACAACAATTTATTTGACAGAGGCCCATCGAGGCAACAAGGCCCGTGAGCTGGTAAAGTATGCGGAGGAGCAACTTATCAGCTCGGGCGTAGCGCAGATTCAATATCACGCGCGTCCAGCCTTCAAAAAGTTCTTCAGGCACCTTGGATACGAGGTCTCTGATTACACCTACGTAAAGGACGTGTAGCATGGCAACTGGAGCACTTGTAGCAACTGCAATCGTTTCTGCCGCTAGCGCGGTATACTCTGGCAGCATGCAGGCTGCCGCTGCCTCGGATCAAGCAAAGCAGGCAAAGCTTCAAGGCGAGTCTTCGATGATTCAATCTCGAATGACAGCTGCCCAGATGGCTAAAGATGCGGCTGCCTTGAAAGGTAAGCAGGTCGCGCAAGCCGCCGCGAACGGTATGGATGTGGGTTCGAAGTCTCTGATCGATATCCAGAATACGACGGATAAGCAGGCCCAAGACGATATCAATTTCACCCTATCCAATGGGCGTATGGCGTTAGCAACTGCTCAAGCAACCGCCTCATCGTACAGCAATCAGGCCAGTGGTTTCATGACTTCTGGTTTTATGAACGCTGGCTCTTCCTTGATGGGAGGCATGATGAATGTAGGCAAGGTACAGGGCTGGAAAGGCTTCGATAAGCTGTAGGAGCGACCATGAGCGGGATTACAAAGTATAAGAGACGTACAGAGAACGCAGGGGGCATGTCTACTGCCCACATTGCGGCTCCTGTTGTCGGGCAGTTTGGTGCTCTTGACCAGCTCAGCAGTAAGATTGCTGAGATCGCAGTCTCTTACCAGGGTGAGCTTGATAAAGCTGAGTACGATAAGTACGAGGCTGCTTATGGTACTATGATGCTTGAGCGAAGCCTGCAGTACAAGCAGGTTGTTGGGTCCGGGGTTATCGCTGATGCGAATGCGGCTACCGGTAACCCACCTTTACAGGATATGACGAAGAGTCTCTTTGACCGCGAGAAAGAGGACCTGGCCACCCGTCGTGAAGAGTTTGTGAATCAAGGGTCCAATGAGCGGGTTCGCAAAGCCTTAGGAGCCATGTGGGACCAGGGTAGTTTGGAGTACTTGACAGGGGTGGCAAATCACCAGCTCTCGCAAATAGAAGTCTATAAGGCCCAGACTCAGGCTGCTAACGTAGCGACACACCAAGCGACTTTCTTAGCTCTGCCTGAGATGACTAAAGACTCTATTGCACGATTGCAGTCTGATCTGCTCGCAGCCAATAATGGGGATACTGCAAAAACTCGGCAAGAGTTGACTGCCTCTATCCTTGAGCAAGGTAAGCAGATGGCTCGTCGCGACCCCAAAGGCTTTCGCCAGTGGGTCACAGATCATGAAGTAATGCTTGACAAGGCCGCCCCTGGTACGGTCTCTGAATTACAGAACATTGGCCGCGCTGCCTGGGCAGCCAAGCGGGAAGAGCGTAAAGCTCAGGAAGCTGATGCTGCATACTACCGCTCCGAGCGTGAACGCCGTGCAGGCGAAGATGCTATTAACTTGTCATGGGATACCATGATGGGTAAAGAGGGCACGTCTTCAGCTTCCACCATGCAGATGCTGCGCGAAGACAAGAACATCAGCCCAGCCCTGAAGCAGCAGCTCCTGAGCCAGATGCAAACCTGGCGCAGTACGCCCGTTGTTTCAGACCCAACAAAGCACCTGGGCTACAATCAGGCAGCCACTTTGGGTATGCTCGATCAGACCAAGCTTCAGGAAGACGTAGCTACCGGTTTGATCTCTATTGACGATGCCCGGAGTCTGATAACCTTCAATCGCAAGCAGCAGCAGGAACTGGATGCTTCCGCTAAAGAGCATTTCAAGAGAGCCTTGCAGTATTTTAAGGATCGCTTTACCATCAACAATGCGATGGGTTTTGCGATGTTTAAAACTGATAAAGACAAAATCCAGAACCGCATTGCTATCAATCTCTTAACCAAGATGTGGGAGGAGACTGATGCAGGCAAGCGTGCTGACATTTTCAAGATTGAAGAGAAAGACGGTGTGGCTTACATGCCGGTTATCCAGAGTATCTACGAACAAGCTCTTCAGGCCCCGGTTGAAGGTTTTACGACAACTGGTATTAAGGCAAAGCATGCCGGCATGAGTGCCGATGAAGTAAATGCTGCAATTGATGCAGCCCTGGGACAATAAATGGAATACACGGCTACCACAAATCAGCTTCTTGAACAGGGCTTTACTCTGGACCAGATTCAGGGGTATGCTCGTGAGAAGATGCAGTCCGCTGTTGCTAAAGGCTTTTCTGATGACCAGGCTCGCGTCTGGGCTAAGACTAAGTTTGGCTTTGACTTCAGCGATCCGCATACTGATACCCTGTCTGAAGCCTTTGTAGCAGGCTACCAGATGTCTGTAACAGGTCTCATGGACCGGCAGAAAATGCCTGACCAGACTCTCGGTGAAGATGCTGACATCTGGGATAAGCTCATGTATGGCGCTGGTCAGTTTGTAGGTGATCTTCCTTGGTACGGCGCTGGTTTTGTTGCAGGTGGTGGCGC